AGTGCAGCTAGCGGAGCACTTGGAGAAGTAGGTGGTTTAACATCAGCAGTAACTGGTGCATTAGGTGGTTTAACATCAGCAGCGACCGGCGCAGCAGCAGGTGCCCCCGCAGGTGTAGCTTCAGCATTAGCTAGCGGAGTAAATGCTTTACCAGGTGGACAAAATGCAATATCTGCGGTAGTCAACTATGCCAAGGGTGCGACTAATGCTATCCCGGGTACGGCTGCTATAGGAGCGCTACTTACTAATACAACCACAGCAGTTACAAACGGCATATCGTTACCTAATTCAATTTCGGGTGCTGTTGGATCTATCACTGGAGCTGCTTCTAATCTACTGAGTAAAACTACCGGAGCAATTTCAGGCGTGTTTGACAAGCTCAAATCAGGAACTGCAAGTTTAGCATCAGTTGCTACGGGCGGACTGCCAAGTGCGGCGGCCGCCCAACTTAATTCCGCTATTGCTGCGCTTGGATCCGGAGGCGCATTCCCTATTAAATTACCTACAGTAGGATTGAACACAACAGATAGAAGCGCAATAGATGGGCAAATTGGATCATTATTGGGAGCAGGTATTCCCAAGCCCAATTTCTCTGGAACAATTTCTGCCGCAGCAGTTTCGGCTCAGGCAGCTAATTTAGCAAAAGCAGAACCAATCGCCGCAGCACTGGCTGAAATACAATCATTGCAGGATAAAGCTACCGTTGCTAAAGATAGATTTCAGGAGCTATCAAACACATTACCACAAGGGGATCCTCAAATTGCGGCAGCTAGCCAAGAACTAGCGTCATTGACCAAAGAGGTAACAGACAAGCAGTACGCTGAATTCGTAGCTAGTCAACCACGCGCATACCGTTTATAATAAGTGATAAATAGTTTATGCCATCATACATCGGATTCAGCACAATAGGCGCAAATAAACCAAAGACCACTAATGCAGGTGGAGGGGTTGATGGTGGTGTCGGCACTATATTAAAACCTGTCAACACGGGTAAGAAATTTAGATTGGTCGACTATCCATTAGTTATACAAGACCTGATGAATGCGTTGAATATCAGGCAAGGACAAAAAGTAGGACAACCGGGCTATGGTACTTCACTGTGGTCTTTTGTGTTTGAACCCAACACAGCCGATGTGCAATTTCAAATAGAAGCAGAAATTCGTAGAGTAGCTAGTCTGGATCCCAGACTACAACTAAATTCAGTTAAAGCCTTCCCCCAAGAACACGGCATATTGCTTGAAGTTGAAATGTCTGTCACACCATTCAATAATGCTCAGATATTGAGTGTGTTCTTTGATAGTAATACCAGTCGAGCCGTAATACAATAATCTTATCCTATTACAAGCACGGTTTTAGGTATGATAAATACTTAAAAGAGAACAACTATGGCGACAAGCTCAAGACAATCTTCCCTATTCGGTGTAAATGACTGGAAAGCTATTTACCAAACATTCAGAGAAGCTGATTTTCGTAGTTTTGATTATGAAACGCTTCGTAAGAGTTTCATCGACTATTTGCGTGTCTATTATCCGGAAACGTTTAATGACTTTATTGAAAGTTCAGAATTTATTGCAATTCTGGATGTCATGGCGTTCATGGGCCAAGGTCTCGCATTTAGAAACGACTTAAACGCCAGAGAAAATTTCATTGACACTGCTGAGCGTAGAGACTCCGTTGTTAAACTAGCCAACTTAGTAAGCTATACTCCTAAACGCAATTTAGCCGCGCAGGGATACTTGAAAGTAGTTAGTATTCAAACCACTCAGAATATTTCCGATTTAAACGGCGTTAACTTAAGTAATCTTCCAATATTATGGAATGACCCGGCAAACGCTAATTGGGCTGAACAATTTAATACTATTATTAATGCTGCATTGATAAACACACAGCGGGTGGGCCGCGCAGGTAATGTTGCTGATTTATTAGGGGTAACCACAAGTGAGTATACTCTTAGTATTCCGGCGGATAATATCCCTGTGGTTCCATTCACCTCTACAGTAGATAGTCTCAATATGAATTTTGAACTAGTGAGTGTTACTAGCGTAGATAAAGATTATTTGTATGAAATCCCACCGATACCGTCGGGTAGATTTAATATGCTATATCGTAATGACAAATTAGGATATGGTAGTCCAAATACCGGATTTTTCTTTTACTTTAAACAAGGTGGCCTACAAAATTCTGATTTTAACTTAGAGCAGCAGATTACCAATCAGGTAATCAACATAGATATTCAGGGCATCAACAATACTGACACATGGCTATATCAGCTTAGCGACAACAATGGCACCAGCGCACTTTGGAAACAAGTTGAGAATGTCTACGCCGATGCTTATCTGCAAACTGAAACTAGTAATAGAGCAATCTTTGCGGTAACTTCTAGATTTAACGACCAAGTAAGTTATACCTTCGGTGACGGGGTATTCTCAGAAATACCAGTTGGTTCATTTAGGGCATATGTTCGGGCTGGTAATGCGCTTACCTACACCATCGACCCGTCAGAAATGCAGGGCATCTCTATAACATTCTCGTATCTTAGCAGAGTGGGTAGAGTGGAACAATTAACAGTTGGGCTAGAATTACAGCTGCCAGTCTCTAACGCTCAAGCAAGAGAATCATTGGCTAGCATTAAACAACGGGCCCCCACTAGATACTATTCACAAAATCGTATGGTCAACGGGGAAGATTACAATAACTTTCCCTACACCCTATACAGTTCAATTCTTAAAAGCAAAGCTATTAATCGTAGCTCGATTGGTGTTTCTAAAAATCTAGACCTACTAGATCCAACAGGGAAGTATTCAAGTTTAAATTCTTTTGCCACCGACGGTGCAATTTGGCAAAATGATACCAACGGTAGTCTATCACTTACGATTAACTCTATTGGGAACATTATCACGTTCTTAACTGATACGTTAGCTTCTACGTTGTCCTCTAACCGTGCGGTGCAATATTACACACAAAATTACCCTACATACTCAGTTGATGATTCGGGTACCAATACCGTGTACTGGCAAACCAGTTCAGTAGATGCTAGCTCGGTAACAGGATATTTTTACACTAAAGTAAACAATGTCAACACTCCGATCGGATTGGGTACGTACTCCACAACCAATGTAAAGTACATCACAACCGGTGCGCTTCTCAAATTTACTGCACCTCCTGGATATTATTTTGATAGCAATAATAGATTGGTAGCTGGCATTGCCGGCCCGTCAGATATTACTTCGATATGGACAACAGTTCTTAATGTTATTGGTGATGGGTACAATAACGGGTTAGGTGGGTTTACTAACGGTACTGGACCGGTAACGTTAAACGGATATGTACCATCTAGCGCACCAACAATTACGGTATTACCATCGTTTGATAATACGTTAGCGAACGAGATTATACAGGAATGTATTACTAGAATGGAGTTACAACAGAACTTCTCACTGGTGTTTAATAACGCATTAACAGTGAATCAGCTTCGTTGGAGTATCAACCAATACAACGATGCAAATTACTTTGTCAACTTCTTAAGTTTAGGTGGTAATAGATATAGCATTACATCGCGTTCATTAGCATATTATTTTGGTAGTGTAAAAGATACTAGATTCTCATTTGAACGAGATAAATTGGTGTATGATCCCTTCTCTGGAAAGATTTTACAAGACTTTATTAAAGTGTTAGCCACCAATACACAGCCTAGTTCTAACTACCCATTAGCAACCGCAGTATCGGCCAACATTGTTGGGCAGACTGTGGAGTCAGATGGATACATTAATGATTTTGAAGTAGAGATATCAAGTACTGACATTAACAATCGGGGATTAATTTTAAATCCTACATTCTTTCAAACAGTCACTGGATATGTATCTGGTAATACAAACATTGGTATATATGTCTTTTTTGAACTAATAGAGGACGCACTAAGTCTGTCTAGATATCAAATAGTGCCGTCAACTGATGTAGTTTATACCTATCCTACTAATACCCAAGTAGAAGTTTCCAAGTATGATTATCCACTGGGACAGATATTCTACGCATATGCTGAAAATATATTTTATATTACTGTGCAGGATATTACGGTATCTACGCCGTATTATGTCTTAGTACCGCAGCCTCAATATTCTACTAAACCCGGGCGACAAGGTCTGCAGTTCCAATATCGGCACAACTCTAATAACACCACTCGTATAGATCCAGCAACTACTAATATTATAGATTTGTATGTAGTAACGCAAGCATATTATACAGCATATCAAAATTGGATACAAGACACTACAGATACAATACCACAACCAAATCAGCCAACTATTAGTGAATTGAATCAAGAATACGGTGAAGTAAATAATTACAAAATGCTGAGTGATAGTGTTATTTTAAACAGTGTTGTCTTTAAACCATTATTTGGTCCTAAAGCAGCACCTGCACTTAGATCAACTATCAAAGTAATTAAAGCCTCTAACACGAACGCTAGTGACAGTGAAATTCGTAGCGCAGTACTTACGGCTATGAATAATTATTTTTCAATTAACAATTGGAATTTTGGAGATACGTTTTACTTCTCAGAATTAAGTGCATATCTGCATTCGGAAACAGGGGAACTAATTAATTCAGCAGTATTAGTTCCCAATGACCCAACAATGGCTTTTGGAGATTTATATGAAATTAAATGCGCACCGTACGAAATATTTGTAAACGCGGCCACAGCAAATGATGTGTTAGTTATCGCAGCCCTCACCCCAGCACAATTACAAATAAGATAAGTACTATTATGGCCACAAGAATTAGAACATTATCATTTCTTCCGGAAATATTCCAAACACCCACTAACGCTCAATTTTTGAGTGCTACCCTCGATCAATTGGTATCGCAACCAAATACTAAAAAAATTGAAGGGTATATCGGTAGTAAATTTGGATATGGCATTAATGCCAAAGACTATTATGTAACTGAACCTACTAAAACTAGGGTTGATTACCAATTAGATCCGGGTGTTGTTTTTACTAAACCCAACGAATCTGTTGCTCAAGATTTTATTAGCTATCCCGGTATATTGGATGCTCTTCAAATAGAGGGTGGCCTCACTGAAAACAACAACAGACTATTCAATAGTGAATTCTATTCGTGGGATTCATTTACTAACTTAGATAAGATAATTAACTTCAACCAATATTATTGGCTTCCTGAAGGTCCTGATCAAGTTACTGTATCTACTGAAACTGTATACAGCAGTACCGCATATGCTGTAACTGATCTAGCAAACGGATATCAAATCTCTCCTGTGGGTACGGCCGGCGGCACTATAAACCCAACCTTGACAATGCTTCGTGGTGGGTCATATACGTTTGAAGTTAATCAAAATTCTGCTTTTTGGATACAAACTGAACCGGGCGTTAGTGGGTATAGCCCTACTCAACCAAATATATATACACGTGAGGTATATGGTGTATCAAATAACGGAGCAATGAATGGCATTGTAACGTTCGCTGTACCTAGTAAAACTGCACAAGACGATCAGTATAATTTTCCCGGGAACAATGTTGTTGGTGTAGTAAGCACATTGCCGTATAGCGACATCAATGGACAACTACTATCGCAAGTGGGAAACATTGACGGGATAACTTCTCTGGACGGGCTAACTGTAATGTTTTACAATACAGGATATCCATCTGAGATTGGATTTGTATCCAACTTCTTTGACTATACTAATTATGATGAAAATAATAACCTAGTTCCAGCAGAAACTATCACAGTGACCGATACCAGTGCAACTGGAAATTTAATCACTTGTAATTCTACTGCAAATCTATCAGTAAACGATACTATCACCTTTACCGGAACTACATTCGGTGGAATACAATCTTACTTTACCGGCACACCTACAGTAATAGCTGCCGGGTCGTTTGCTATCGGGCAAGAATATGCTATCACTACTATTGGAACAACGGATTGGATAGCGGCAGGTGTAACAGCAAGTGCTGACATTACAGGCTCTATTGCTGGATACGCATTAACAGTTACTACAGTAAACTCAGGCTCGCTAGTTATAGGACAAACACTAGCAGGATTTGGAGTTACCGCAGGTACAGTAATTGTTAGTTATGATTTAGCTACAGATACATACACGCTAGATCAATCACAAACTGTAGCTAGTACTACTATTTACGGGTATGATATTGTAGCGGGTAAGATATTCACTGCGATAGCTGCTGGATCTGGCACCGGCAATGCGACTGCCTTTTTACCAACAATATATTATATAAGTTCAATTTCGTCATTGACAGAATTTACTGTCTCCGCTCTGTTAGGCGGTAGCGACGTAGTACTAACCACTGCATCTGGATCAATGATCGGTAATATCAATCAAGGTTTATATGAAGAGGGATATTACACTACAGTAAGTCAGACCTTTTACACAATTACTTATGTCGGTGACCCAACGGACCCTGTTATAAGATTGATCCCAAGTAGCTCTATACCTACTAATGAAAAGATAACAGCTTTGTACGGCACACAATGGTTGAATAGATATTTCTATAAAAACCCAGCCGGCGCCATTGTGTTAATCCCCTACATAACTGCGCCTCTAGATATATTGTATTATCAAGATGGAACTTCAGCTAATAAAGTTGGCATCATTAGATTGATCGAGAGTAATGTTACTAACACCTTGGATGTTGATGCTGATATTTTGGGTAGAAAGAATTTCACATCATCAACCGGGATTGTATTTACAAATGGATTGAAGGTGGTATTTCAGGGAGACATCGTTCCCGCAAGCTATAAATCAGGGCAATATTATGTTGAAGGTGTTGGCAGCGCAATAGAACTAGTACCGGTTTCTGATTTAATATCACCCGAAAGTTTTACATCTAGCACATACATACCATGGGATACTCTAGCGTACGATATTGGAAATTGGGAAGGTAACTCGTATGTTCCGGTAACACCCGATTATATAACCATATCTAGGAATTCATTAGACAAAAATGCCTGGTCAAGGAGTAATCGTTGGTTCCACGTAGACGTAATCAACGCGGCAGCACTGTACAATAACAATCCCAATTCAGTAAGTGTTTATGCTACCGCAGATAATAAAGCTAAACGCCCCATTATCGAATTTTATCCTAACTTACGGTTGTTCAACGCTGGAACAGAAGGTAAGTCGCCCGTTGATTTTATCGACACCAGAACTATAGATGCATTCTCTTTAGTAGCAGGACAACAAAATTACTATCCTGACGTTACAGTGTACACCGCGTATAGCGGAACTATCGCATCTACTGATTATGTATCCGCTAGAATAGCTACTGATACTATCGGTACCGTGGCTCTTCCCGCAGTTTCAAATACGATTACTTGTGATAGCACTGTTGGTTTTAGAGTTAATGATCTGATAGTGTTTAATGCGGTTGACTTGGGACCAGTATTTGGAGGAGTCGTAGCGGAATCAAATTATTATGTAAAAGAAATTATTGATTTAGTTACTTTCACTATTTCATCTGAACAAAACGGTGATGTATTTGCCTTGTCAAGTTCGTCGGGGTCAATGCGATTTTATTGGACACCACGCAGCACTGAAGTTGTAGTAGACAACACCGACGTAACAGGAACATTTGCTCTGGGGCAATATGTTACCGACTCAACTAATTTAATACCAACCAACGCGCTGATAACTGCGATCACCGTAACTACTAGTCAAACGATATTTGAAGTATCGTGGGATGCAAGTTCAGGCAGTTTCTTCGCCGGCACTTCCACTGCGTCGATTATAGCAACTGATACCCCCAATGACACCTATGCGTTATTTGACGGTGCTCGGGTAGCGTTCACAG